GAGTATTGAGCAAGAGACTGCGTAATCTCTTCAACAGTCCATAAATTAAGGCCTCTATTTGCCCACTCTGCGAATAAAAGGTTTAAAGATCGACGCGCTGTTTTAGCGTCATACCCTGTTCTGAACTCTAGACCACAACGTTCAAAGGCCTCTTCGGTTATCTCGGCCATGTCTAGGTTAAAATCAACCGAACCAGAAGTTGCCATAACTAATTCCTATCCAAAAAGAGCCAACCGCACACCAACAGCTAATTGACCTAGTATCAAAACACCTACACCCCACAAAATCTTGGTAATGAGGTCAAGAGACTTCTGAACGTGATGAAGATCATTCGTCTTTATGATATGTATCCTCTCCGAGAGGAGCTTTATATCCCCCTGTATCTTGACAAGCTCTAGCTCATTCTTTCTGTCAAGACTATCAGACATAGCACTTAGTACTGCTTCAAGCAGTGCAGAACGACCGAGTACGTGTCTCCGCTACTGTGTCCTACCGTAGTAAGTTGAATGTCTCCTGTGTTTCCACCGGAGGCCGCAACATTAGGAAGACCGCTCATGTCTGAATAATCTAAAGTGTCCGAATAGTCTGCTGGAAGTTGCGCTGCGATAACATCTGTAGACGCATCCCAAAGAAGTTTTACGCCCATACCCACATTGGTGAACGTGATTCGTTTAATACGAACACCCGTGCAAGCAGTGCCGTCCTGCAAAGATGAAAGAGCCGAAACATCCACCTTAGTTACAGCGGCCTCGCCCGTTCCATCGCTGGTGTTAGTGAGGTAGAAGATGGCCTCTCGAGGGCCGTCTTCTACGGTAGTTGCCGTTACAGCATCAGCCATCATGACCTCCTTTTAAGGGGGGGAGTTGCCTCCCCCCATTTAAGTTAAGCTACCTGGACGTATTCAATAATGAACGTAAAGGAGCCTGCTGTCGTAGCATCTACGGTGTTCGTAATGTTGCAGAAGATGGTCCGTTCCGCCGAAGCGTATTGGGCGGAAACTGGAGCAGTAGTTGCGCTCTGCGTCGTCGCTACCAATGTAGTAGTTGTCACGTTGCCGACAACGACAGTGGTTCCACCGTCAAGGATTTCATCCGTTACAGCCGCTACGATCTGTGCGCCAGAGGTAGACGTTCCAACCTCATAACCAATATCTCCCGTTCCAATAACTGGAGCGGTAACACATAAAATCTTGATGTCGGTGATTACGGTGTTAGCCGGCTGAGTAAACTCGCCAATTGCGGGGCTGTCACCCGCTGTGCTGTTTACGGTAACGCCCGTGGCAAAACCAACATGCTTGACGTATTTGTCCGTAACAATACCTGTAGAGGCAACATCAAAAACAGTGGTTTCTGCGCCCGTTACGGCGGCTACGTTGATTACCTCAAAACCGTTCTCTGAGCGAACGGGACCATTAAAAGTTGTATTAGCCATGCGGCTTCCTCCTTACGAGAGATTGGCCCTAGAGTCTTCGTAAGCGTCTGCTGGGACAGTCGCTAGGGCTATGATTCCCAGAAATAAGTCGGGGGAGAGTCTCCTCTCCCCCGTAGTCTTATGCGCCTTTGGATCCGTACACGCAACGAGGATCAGAGTAACCGTAGCTGTAACGCTCACGGGCTTTGAACCGAACATTGCCTGTATCAAAGTCGCCCTCCATCTTCGTAGACATCGGCATACGCTCAAAGTGAACGAAACCGCGAGGAGCGTCCGTCTTAATGAAGAACGCATCCGTGTCTGTCAGATAGTGGTTAACAACATAACCCTGCGGGAGCATACCCATGTTACGCATTGCGTTAACATCGTTGTCCGCAGAACCTGGGCGAAGAGTAGACTCAAGAAGACGATCCGCCACAAACTGAAGTGCGGGGGGGATAATCAACTTCTGTCCACGAACCGAGACTTTAAGGCCGCGCTCATCAACAAAAGCTGCAATGTCAATAAGAGCATTCTCAAGGCTGGTTTCGTTCAGGTCAGCATCAGTGCTGGGCTCATTACGAAGCGAACCATTATTCACCAGAGGATGGTCAGTAGCGCAAAGCTCCTTACCATCGCCGCCAGCGAACGTGCTATCAAAAGCGTTGTTCAGCGTAGCTGCACCCTTCACCTGTTTGGTGTTGGCCATGCTGCGTGCCAAAGCTTTCGTATAGCGAGAGGCAAGGCGATCATAAAGATTATCCTCGATTGCTTCTTCCGTAATGGAGAAAGCAAGCGCGATGGTCTCATGAGTGTACCGTGCCGTATACGCTTCTTGGGCATCGTCAAAGGTAATAGCTGAACCTTCTTGCTTAACGGGTGCTGACCCGAAGCCTGAAAGCATCACTTCTTCCTCAAACGCACGCTCCGAAGATTCAGTATCATAAATCTCAGAAGCTTCATCGTCATACCGGGCATACTCAAGGCCGAAAAGGGCGTTGAGACCGGGCTCTAGCTCTTTCGCTAGTTGGGCTCTGCTAATAGCCATTTTTCAATCCTCTCCTATACGCCAGTGGTTGAAGGTGTACCCGAAGCAATGGACCCAGTAGGTGCATTAAACGAGTTATTCAACCTAACAATTACGCCGATGCCAGCGGCTTCAAAATCCTCGTTCTCAGGATCTTCCTGCCAACCCATGACGCGAAGCGCCAACGAATTGGTAGTTGCCAGCGTACTAACAGCCAGACGACCCAAAGAAACGCCAGTAGCGTCAGTTCCCGTGATGCCCGTAGAAAGATTCGCGTTCAGGAAGACACTTGCACGCGCATTTGCCTTACTTGTCAGAGACGCATCAGATGCAATTAAATACAACTGATTTGGGTCATCGTTGATAAAGGCCTTTACGGGGTGGTTACTATCCGCTCCGGATCCGGGCCAGTAGTTACTAAACGTAGTTTTTCCAGTGACACTAGAGACATACTCACATCCCTGAAATACGCCCAGATGACTGACTGTACCACCGGCAGCGTTAGCCGTGTGATCGATAAACCCTGAAGCAAGAGGAATAACCAATTGCCCATGGTAAATTTTGTCAGTGTTACCGTTAGCGATTTCGTAAGGAGTATATCCCGTAAGGCCAGTGGAATTGGTTCCGCCACCTAGCTTAGAGATGGGACGAAGACCAAAGCTTCCATTACTGTTAGCCATTTTCTATCTCCTAGTCCTCGTTTTGAGGACCTCCAAAAGTTACACGAGATTGCCTATCAGGATTATTGATAGGCATTGCCGGATGCTGCTCACGAGCTAAGTCGTTATCAACAGCGGCCATTTGATTGCGTGTCATGCCACGAAAATGTTCGTCGCGTTCTTCAACAATCTCAAGAGGAATCCTTGCAAGTAAAAGACCACCTACGCCTATTACACCAGCGTGTTTACCATCTTCAACGGTCGGGACCTCAAAGTCAGGGTATTCTTCACCACGTACCAGTTCCCATCCCTCTCGAGATCGTGCTGCTACGTTTTTGCGGTCATCAAAACCCATTACTTCGGACCTGATCCATCGATGCTTGTAACCATCTGGAGCGGGTGGTGCGTCCAACATGGACGGGGGCTTCCAAGGTTGCCTGCGTGCTTGCCCTGCACGATTTTGGTTGGCTCTCGGCGTTCTTGTAGACTTTTGGCGAGATGTGTTCTCAGTATTCATGGCTATTCCCTCACTTCACGTATTTTGCATATTCATCAAGAGGCACGTTAAGCTTCTTAGCTATAGCTACCTGAGATGGGGTTAACCGCACAGTTTTCCGTCCACTCTTTTTGCGGGATGCGGAAGATTCAGCCGACGCAACTTTTCTTCCCCCGGTCGATCTAGCCTTAGAATCAAACTTGTTTGGAAACTCGTTTCTAAGTCTACTATCAAGTTCAGTGTAGTATTCATCAGAAGATGGGTCAAACCCCTCATCTTCCACCATGCGACGATGGATGCCAAAAGCACCATATGTCATAACTTCGTCTTGACCGAACCAATCGTTGTCTTGCGCCCATCTCTCTGCTTTTGGGTCTGGGGCCGGAGCCGGAGCCGGAGCAGCCGCCGGAGCTTCTGCTTGGGATATTTCCTGCCCTTCGGGTTTCTCTCTAGCAACTCTAGAGTTGGTCTTTTGAACCGTTAGATCCGCTAAAGACTCTTGAGCGTTAACAATCGCATCAACATCACCCGTTTCGTGGGCTTCTTTAAGAATACGTTTAGCAGACTCAATCTCGGAAGTTACTCGTCCGTCGAACTGCTCCATGTAACCCCTGTCCAAGGATTCCATACGCTGTTTGAGGGACTCGTTCTCTTTACGAACGTTCTCAGCAAACTGAACAGCTGTCTGCTTCTGACGCTCTTCTTCACGATATTTTTTGGTTAATTCGTTGATACGGCTCTTAACACCAGAACTGTATTCATCTAGTTCGTCATCCGTTTCCGGCTGTACGCTTACTTCTTCAGCCGGTTTTTCCTCCGACTCTTCGGAAACATTTACATCAACCGAATTCTCTTCGGAATCTCCAACATCAATATCAGACTCAGTAGGCATGGCTTTTCTCCATGGTTAATTTCTTCTTTCTAAACGTGTTTAATGTCGTCGGGCTCTAGAATTGTGGCAATGACCTCATCATCGTTAATGACGCGGACTTCCCCACCATCGATCTTAAACCTAGATCCTGCGTATCTTCCAATACACACCCAATCGCCCTCGTTGCACCAATTGCGATCTTCATCGTCACCAAATTTAGACGAATCCTGATAAGCCAGAGGACCTACCTTTAGAACGTAGGCAACAACTGTCGCCAACGCTTCACGATCTCTAACTGCATCAGGAATAAGGATACCACCTTCGGTGGCAGCTTTGCCCATGTAAGGCATCACAAGTAAACGCCAGCCTGTGGGCTGCGGCAGTCTCTCTTTAAGGTTCTTACTTACAAGAGAGGGGTCGAGTACTTTCTCACTTTTATCTATGTATGCAGACGATTCGGCTTTCGGGGCTTTCTGGGACTCTAGTACGTGGTCTGGAACGTATAAAGTTTTGGTCATTCTTCCTCCGTGGATTGCAGGAGATCTTTGATCTCCCGTTCTGCGAACTCTAATCCCTGTAATTCTCCCACGAGATGTTTGTAAGACTCCATGTCTTTCGGGCCCCCATGGAGGATTGAGTCCTGGGTTAATTCTATGCGACCTTG